TGATCCAAGATTACGAAGTTTCGGTCGCGGCCAAGCTGGGCGTCAAGGCGCTCGAAGCGGCCAAGCTGCATGCGATCAAGGAATTCCCCAAGGAGAGCTGCGGCTTCATTGCGCGTGGGCGCTATATCGCCTGCGAGAACAAGCATGCGACCCCCGAGACCCATTTCGCGATCGAGGACGAGCGCTACGACCGCGCGGTGCGGAACGGCACCCTGAAGGCTGTTATCCACTCGCACCCGAACGGCCCGATCTTTCCGTCTCACGCGGACATGATGGGGCAGCTGACTACGGATAAGCCGTGGGTGATCATCACCCTCAACGAGACCGGTGTTCATAAGGTCGTCGCCTGGGGCGGTGACTTGCCGATCGCACCCGTGATCGCGCGCCCATTTCTGCATGGGGTGTTCGATTGCTACTCGCTCATTCGCGACGTGTATCGCACGGGGCGCGCTGAACTGCTGAAGCAGGGCGTGCATTGGCCGTTCGATCCGATCGAGCTGGAAGATATCGCCCGCGAAGACAATTGGTGGCAGGGCGAGGGCGATCTCTACACCGAGAACTTCGCCAAGTGGGGCTTCAAGGTCATCTCTCGACCTGAAGCGATGCCCGGTGATGTCTTCATGCTGGCTGTCGGCGATCGACGCGCCAATCCAGGCCAAAAGCTCAACCACGGCGGCGTGCTCCTGGAGCATGACCAGATCCTGCATCACCTGCCGACGCGACCCTCTGCCCGCACGCCCGCCGGTGTCTGGGCGCGAGCTGCCGACCTGTGGGTTCGCTACGAGGGCAAGTCCGCATGATGCGAACGATTCACCTGCACGGCCGGCTCAAGAAGCAATTCGGGCCTAAGCATCGATTTGACGTGGGAACAGCTGCAGAAGCGCTGCGCGCACTCAACTGCGCGTTTCCCGGTGACTTCGTCACTGCGCTGCAATCGGGCAGCTACAAGCTCGTTCGCGGGGACAAGCGCACGGGTATGGCTCTCGATATCGATCTGGTCTGCAAGTTCCAGCTCGGCGCAGCGGATCTGCATGTGATGCCAGCACCGGAAGGTGCGGGCAACGCCAAGGGTGTTGCAAAGGCGATCGTTGGCACTGTGCTCGTCGGTAGCGCGATCTTCTTCTCGGGCGGCTCGCTTGCGGCGCCGATGGCTGGTTTGTCGTCGCAGGCGTTCGCGATCGGCGGCATGAGCGTCACCTGGGGCAACATTGCGCTGGTCGGGCTCGGCCTCGCTCTGTCCGGCGCGTCTTCGCTGCTCGCCAAGACCGATAGTTCGGCCTCCGACAGCAAGAACGAGGAAAGCTATTCCATCAACGGGCCGGACAATGTCGCCCGTCAAGGTAGCGCGATTTCGCTGATCTACGGCGAAGTCATCACGGGCATCGTCACGGTCTCGTTCGACGCCGACATCGAGGATATCGGCGCCTATTCGGGTCAGACCGCATCCATGGGCTCGGGCGTCGAGGTCATTCAGGCTGTTGGCCTTGGAGGCTTGGTCAAGAGCATCATTCTGAAAGACGGAATTCCGGTCACATGATTATCGAAGGCGCCAAGAAGGGCGAAACCTCGTCTCCGACCGAGTCCGCTAATACGCTGCGCTCCACCTCGATCATCAATCTGGTGGGCGCACTGGGCGAGGGCGAGATCGAAGGGCTCGTCAACGGCGATCGCTCGCTGTTCTTCGACGGCACGCCGCTGATGAACGTGGATGGCACGCTGAACCGTCAGGGCGTGACCTGGACCCAGCGGACAGGTCTTCCTGATCAGGAGCCTACGTTCACCAATGCCCGCGCCGGCACGCCGCATTCCGTCGAGCAGGAGGTCAAGCAGGCGCAGGGGCGCGTCATTCGCACGATCCAGGAGACCAATGCGGCCGACGTGCAGGTTGTCGTCCGCATCGATGCGCTGGCGCAGACCAATACGGAGACCGGCGACGTCACCGGCGCGTCGGTTCAATACGTCGTCGAGCGCCGCGCTATGGGTGGCGACTGGGAGATTATCGACAACGTCGGGATCTTCAACCAGAAGTGCATGAGCCCGTATTTCCGCAAGAGCGTGATCCCGCGTCCGCCGGGCAATGAGGCCTGGGATATCGCGGTTCGCCGTCTGACGCCGGACAGCGACAAGCTGACGCTCCAGAACAACACGGTCTTCGACAACTACATCACGCGGGTCAAGGGTCGCTACAGCTACGGCGACACCGCGCTGATCGCGATGCAGATCGACAGTCAGAAATTCGGCTCCTCGCTCGGCACAATCACCGCTCATGTGCGCGGCCTGAAGATCGATGTTCCGTCGAACTACGACCCCATCACGCGGGCCTATACCGGCGTCTGGGATGGCACCTTCGTCAAGCGCTGGACCAACAATCCCGCCTGGGTGTTCTGGGATCTGCTGACCAACACGCGTTACGGGCTCGGCGAATTCGTCGATCCGACGCTGGCCGACAAGTGGTCGCTGTATCAGATCGCGCGCTACTGCGACCAGTTGGTTCCGTCGGGCTTCAAGAACACGGTCGGCGCCGACATCATGGAGCCGCGCTTTACGTTCAATGGCGTCATTAATAACCGCGAGGAGGCCTACAAGGTTCTCCAGAACATTACGACGTCGTTCCGCGGCATGGCCTATTGGTCGCTGAGCCAGGTTTTTGTGTCCTGCGACATGCCGTCCGATCCCGTGGTCGCGCTGACGCCGGCGAACGTCGTGGGTGGTGCATTCAGCTATTCGGGCACCGCGGTCAAAGCGCGCCACTCGGTTGCGCTATGCACCTGGAACGATCCGCAGGACCACTACAAGACCGCCATTGAGGTCGTTCAGGACGACGACCAGATGCAAAAGTTCGGCTGGCGCCAGACCGATGTGACGCTCTACGGCTGCACGTCGCGTGGCCAGGCTCATCGCTTCGGCTCCTGGATCCTCGATACCGAAAAGAGCGAGACCGAGACTGTCCAGTTCACCATGAGCTGGGATGGCTATGTCCTCGAGAACAATCTGACCCTGAAGCCAGGCGACATCATTCTGATCGCGGATCCGCGCAAGAACGGCGGAAACCGGGCGGGTGGCCGCTTCGCCTCGCTGGCATCGGCCTCGAATATGACCCTGGATGCGCCATTCGAGCCGCAGACCGGGCAAACCTACAAGATGGGTTCGCTTTTGCCATCCGGCAAATACGAGACCCGCCCGATCGTCTCCTTCGGTAGCGACAACAAATCGATCACGGTCAGTCCCGCGTTCAGCGAGAAGCCTGTCGATGGTGCCGACTGGATCATCCAGGGCACCAATATGGCCGCGCGCCGCTACCGCGTCATGGCTGTGCAGGAGACCGATAGCCACCTGTTCAAGGTTACGGCGCTGTTCAATGACCCGACCAAGTATGATCGCGTCGAGCGGGGCATCAACATTGAGCCGATCCCCTATGTGCGTCCGCGCGACGTCATCAGCCAGGTCATCAACGTCAAGGCGAATGAAGCCCGCTATTTCCAGAACGGTGTCTCGCATTCGCGCGTGACCCTGTCCTGGACCGGGCCGAACGACTTCCTGGTGAAGGATTACACGGTCACCGCGGATAGCCCGCGGGGCTTCGCCAACCTTGGATCGTCGGTCATGCCGTCGATCGATATCACCGACGCGGCGCCGGGCGAGTGGACGTTCTATATCTCTGCCCGCTCGATGACGGGGGCGGTATCGGTGCCGGTCAGCTTCACCTTCACCGTCGAGGGCTGGGAGGCTGTTGACGGCCCGATCCCGTCGAACCTGCGCACGTCGGATGGCGGCAACGAGTTCCACGGCCGCGCCGCGACGATGCTCTGGGACAACGTGTTCCCGCCGAACGCTGTGACTTATGCGGTCGAGAACGTCGTGCGCGTCTACAGCGCCAGCAATCAGCTGCTGCGCACCGAGACCGTCCGCCAGCCGAACTTCAACTACGATCTGGAAAAAAACACCAACGACGGCGGGCCGCGCCGCTCTTTCCGTGTGGACGTGTCCGCCAAGTCCGTCACCGGTGTCGAAAGCCAGGTCGCCTCGCTGACCGTCTCGAACCCGGTGCCGGCTAAGGTTGTGCCGACGCTCAAGGGTGGTATCGGCTTCATCGAGGTCAGCTATGCTCCGAACGATAACGATTTCGCCGGTGCGCTGATCTGGGCGTCGACCAACCCGACCTATATTCCGGTCATCGGCGAACACCTCTATGATGGGCCGGACACCACGGTCACGCTGAACCTCGGCGCCGGCAACTGGTATATCTTCGTC